CATCAAAGGGAGAGACGACATGAAAGACGAGACAGACGCTAAGCTCAACGCCATCAAGCGGCGTTTTTTTCACAATGCCGCAGTCTTTTCACTAGAGACCTTGACCGCGTTCGCCAAGGCGATGGAAGAGGCATACGAGTTGGGCTTTGCGGACGCCGAACAACAGCGCGAAACCACAAAGGACGCCGGTGAAAGGTATCCGTATGCAGAAGCCTACGATGCGGGAGTGAGCGCGTTTAAAGCGGGGAAAAGCGACCGCGACAATCCCTATCACCCGGGAGAGCGCAATCACGTGTATTGGGTGGACGGCTTCCTCAACGCCGGGGGCACGCCCTCGTGGCAGCGCGCCTACGTGGATGCTGGGCGGCCTTGACGCATCTGTGAGGGCCGGCGCGATCCGGCCCCATCACATGCGCAAGAGCATGACAGCAGAGGGGAGGAGAGAGATGACCATTTGGCTCAATCCAGAGTTCGGAGTCGCCGCCTTGCCGCATGACTTGGCAGCTTTCCTGCGTGACATAGGGATAGACGCGCCAAAGCCGCTAGAGCCTCTCGACGCCGAGGCGATGCGCGCAGTCCGGCACGGCATCAGCGCACAGTGGAGGCCGCAGTATCCAGGAGAGGAGCCGCCTTTCTAATGATGCAAAATGCCAGTTGACAGGCACGGCGCATGGTGTATGGTAGGGGCATCAGCAAGAGGGAGAGATGAAATGACCTACTACGAAAGTGCGAAAGGTGCGAGGATCACAAAGCAGCGCGCCCTGCAAGAGCTGCGGAGACATGGGTTCGCGCCCGAGCAGGAAGCCGAGTTTTTGGCCGAAATGGGAGACCGCGAAAACTACAACGCTCAGTCGGTCCTTGCCTGGCTGGGCTATTGATGCAGAAGCGATGCGACTAGTTTTGTGTCGCCAAGAATGACAACCACGGGAGAGACAGAGATGACCACGCTGGAAAACACCTTTCACAACACCACGGTTTGCGTGCGCGCCATGCCCGGCGACACGCTGAGTCGGGCGCAGGTTCGCCGGGCGTGGAAAGCCCTTTGCGGCTGGAAAGACTGCACCTGCGGCGGGGCGGGCGGCGTTCGGGGCGGGGCGTATGTCATCACCTGTCGGACGTATTGGCCGGACCCGGCAGATGGTCGCCCATACCGGCTTGAGCGCCGCACAAGATAAAGCTGGCAATGTCATGATCAGAGGCGCGACGGGTCAAACCTTCGCGCCTCTTTACTTGTCAAGGCACATTCACCATAATGCGCTCGAAAGCGAGAGTGCAGGCTATGGTCAATCCAAATCCAGTTCCGCCGCCTGTTGAGACACGCTGGAAGCCGGGAACGTCTGGCAATCCGGGCGGGATATCGCGCGAACGCCGCAGGCTTATTAACGAAGCCGCAGAAATCGCCGCTCGGGTGTTGCTGGCGCAGATGAAAGCCGTTGAGCAGCAGGCGCAGAAGAGCGCGGGCGAGACAATCACCGCAGACGTTCACCGCGTGGTGAAGGACGTTCTAGACCGCGCGGATGGCACGGCAAGGCAGTCTCTGGATCACACGTCAAGCGATGGCAGCATGTCGCCAACGCGGATCGTGATCGAAGCCGCAGATGACAACAGCGCGGATTAAGCTGCCGCCGAAAGTTCTGCCGGTCCTGTCGCCTAATCGCGGTTCGGCCAGGTATCGTTGCCTCTTTGGCGGGCGCGGTGGCTCAAAGTCCTCCAGCGCGGCACTCATGGGGTCAGTTTGGGGATACGCTGAGCCGCTGCGGGTGCTTTGCGTCCGAGAGTTTCAGGCCAGCATCAAGCAATCGTTTCACGCCGAATTGAAGGCCGCGATTGAGGCGCATGACTGGCTTGCAGCTCACTATGACGTGGGCGAGGACTATCTGCGCGGATCGAACGGCACGGAGTTCATCTTTCGCGGCCTGCGGCGGAATGAACAAAGCATCAAGTCGCTGGCCAAGATTGACCTGACCATTGTCGAAGAGGCGGAGGATATTTCGGAAGCCGCATGGCTTGCCTTAGAGGCGACGGTATTCCGACAGCCTATGTCAGAGCTATGGGCGCTATGGAACCCAAAGACGGAGAATAGCCCGGTTGATAAGCGCTTCCGCAAGTGGAAGCCGGACGGGATGCTCATTGCCGAAGTAAACTGGAGAGACAATCCCTATTTTCCGGCGGGGCTTGAAGCCTTGCGCAAAGAGCAAGAGCAGAATTTAGACCCGGCGATTTACGCGCATATCTGGGAAGGCGCGTATCTTGCTCAGGTGAAAGGCGCATACTACGCGGACCATATCAACAGAGCGCGTCAGGAAAACCGCATCGGTTTCTTTGTGCGTCACACGATGAACAAGGTCCATGCGGTTTGGGATATCGGTTCAACCTCGACCGCAGCGGATGCGACCGCGATCTGGATCGTGCAGTATATCGGCGAGGAGGTCCGGTTCCTGGACTATTACGAAGCCGTTGGGCAAGAGTTTGCCGCGCATGTCGGATGGTTGCGGGGGAACAACTGGGGCGATGCGGTTTGCGTCTTGCCGCACGACGGGGCGAGACATGACGCCGTTTTCAGCGTCACGCCGGAGAAGTTCTTGCGAGAGGCGGGTTTCCAGACTGTCGTGGTGCCGAATCAAGGCAAAGGCGCGGCGATGCAACGGGTGCATGCGCTGCGCGGTATCTTTCCCCGGTGCCGGTTTCATGAGGAGCGGACAGAGGCGGGGCTTGCGACCTTGGCGCTGTATCACGAGCGCTTTGACGAGGAGCGCGGTATCGGGCTTGGCCCGGAGCACGACAAGACAAGCCATTGCGCCGATGCTGCGGGGCTTGCGGCGGTGTATGCATCGCAGGCCATGAATGCGGGGCAGGCCAAGCTTCCGCCGCTCAAGCGCAATCTGCGGGGCATTGCATAGCGCCGCGCCAGGTTTTGTGGTAATGTCCCGGCAGGAGGCGACATGCAGTATCGCGGGCTAATGGACGGAAAGAGCTTTTGGCCTATTGCTGGCCTTTTCGATGCTATTGGCGTCAAGCGATATGGCGCGGGGGATAATCGGGAGGCTGTTGGCCGGACGCTGGACGAAATCCTTGCGCAGATTAACCAGCCAGCGACTGCGGCGCGACCTGCGGAAAGACGCACGGTGCGTCCTGTTGCCCGGTCGGTGAGTGATGTATCGCGCTTTCTTCCGCCGGTGCCGGTCACGACTACATCGCTCGACAGCATGAGCACGGAAGATTTGATCCGCATGATTGAGGCAACGCTGAGGAGGGTGGGCTAATGACGCTGGCGACGTATAGCGACCTTCTGGCCGCGATTGCGGACACGCTCAACCGTGATGACCTGACGGCGGTTATCCCGTCATTCGTGGCGATGGCGGAGGCGCGGGTTAATCGGGACGTGCGTCACTGGCGCATGGAAAAGCGGGTGACTGCGCAGCTTGATCTGCAATACAGCACCTTGCCCGGTGACTTTGTGCGCCCGATCCGCTTGCAGATTGTGACGGGTGGGGAGGTCAAGCCGATCAGCACGGCGCAGATGTTGCAACTGCGGGCGGATCGTGATGACCGAGGGGGCAGGCCGGAGCACTATGCGTTGACCGCCGGGGCGCTGGAATTGTTCCCGACGCCGGACAAGGCTTATGACGCCAGCCTGGTGTATTATGGCCGGGTGCCTGCGTTGACTACGCTTGCCCCGACGAATTGGCTACTGACGGAGGCTCCGGACGTGTATCTCTATGCGTCTCTGGTGCATTCTGCGCCTTACCTTAAGGACGATGCGCGACTGCCGGTATGGGAGGGCTTGGCGGCGCAGGCGATTGATCGACTGAATATCAGCGGCTCGGATGCCAAGTATGGCGGCACCGGCTTGGTTATGCGGACACGAAGGGGCGCAGCATGAGCTTTAGCAACTATTTTGAGACGCAGGTCCTGCAATGGGCTTTCACCACGGGATCGGCAACGCGCCCGACGCAATGGCATGTCGCGCTTTACACGGCAGGGCCGGGTGAAACCGGCGGCGGGACGGAGATTTCCGGAAATGCTTATGCCCGTATTTCGGCGACGTTTAGCGTCTCGGGCAATGAGGCCGCGAATGTCAGTTCCTTGGAGTCGGCAGCGGCAACAGGATCGTGGGGCACTGTGACCCATGCGGCGGTATTTGACGCGGCGACGGGTGGTAACATGATTGCTTATAGAATATTGCCTGAGTCCAAAACTATTGGAGTGGGTGACGTATTCCGATTTCCTGCGGGCCAGTTGAAAGTCACGCTGGATTAATGCCATGATGCGGCTTTTGCGGGATATCTGGGGCGAGGCGAATACCCCGGATGACTATTCGGACAGCCCGTATGAGGCTTTCATAAACCAATTCGGGCATATTGCGCTC